GGAAGATGCAGTGGAGCCATACGGATACCACCGGTATTGAATCTGACCAGTTGGAACTCACCCTCAACATCGAAGGCCTGGAAGGCTTGCCGAGCCTGAGCGGGAAGATCGGTTTTCGGGCGGGCTACCTGGAGACGGGGCTGGTGGAAAAGGGCGAGTTTGTGGTTACCCATCTAACGCCGTTCCTGTTTCCCATGCGCCTGGTGGTGGGAGCCACCGCAGCTCCGTTCAGTGTGCAGGATCAAACCGGCTATCGGCAGCGTCGTTCCGCGAGTTACGGGCCGACGACCCTGGGGGCGCTGTTCCGCCAACTGGTGACCCGCCACGGCTTTTCACCCCGTGTTGCGCCGAGTCTGGAGGGTATTTTCATTCCCCATATCGATCAGTCCAATGAAAGCGACATGGCCTTTATCACCCGGCTTGCCGGGAAGTACGGTGGGGTCAGCAAGCCCTTCAACGAGCTGTATGTACTGGCTGACAGCGGGCAGGTCAAAACGCTTTCTGGGCAGATGCTGCCGGAGGTAAAACTCTCCGTGACCCAGAACAACCGCCCCGGCGACCAGGCATTTATCAGCGCCAAGTTTGAGGAGAAAGCCCGCGCTAAATACGCAGGCTGCCAAACCAGTTGGTGGGATGCGGCGGCCGGCAAGCTGCGGGTAGTCCAGGTCGGGGTTGCCCCGTTCACCGTCCTGCGCCAGCGCTACCAGAGCGAAAGTGAAGCCCGGGTGGTCGCGGAGCGCGAGTTGGGCCGGGCCAGCCTTAAAGGACGAACGCTGACCATTGATTGCCCAGGTAACCCATTGCTGGCGGCCGAAGGTCTTTTGCTGCTGGACGAAACTTGGCCGACGTACATTCAAGGGCGATGGTCGATCAAAACGGTGACGCATACCGGGGTGCCGAAGACGGGCTATCGCAGTTCGATTGTCGCCAGTGGTTTGACGGTCTAGCCGCTCCCCCTTTAACCAAGCCCGCTCCCGAGCGGGTTTTTTATTGCCCGGTGACCCCCATGAAGATCACCCCGTTACTGACTCACCTGCGTGATCACTGCCCCGGTTTCAACCAACAGGTGCACGCGGGTCTCGATCTCGATGCCCTGCAAACCCTGCCCGGTGCACCCGCTGCGGTCGTTACGCCGATCACTGACGCAGCCACCGCGAACAGTTCGCAAAACACCACCCGGCAAACTATCCGCGAGCATTTTGGCGTGGTGCTGGTACTCGACCTGGTGGACGGCCAACAAGCCCTGGCCATGGACCAACTCCACGCCCTGCGCGCCGAAGTCTGGCGCGCCCTGGTGGGATTCAAGCCCGAGCGCTTCTACGAGCCCATTCAGTACGAAGGCGGCGACTGGCTGCTGTTGACGAAGACCCGCGGGCTCTACCGGCTGCGCTTTTTCGCCGAGTTCCAACTGGGACGCAACCTCAGCACACAGCCAGCCGAAACCTGGCTCGAGCTTGAGCTGGACGCTCTGCCGTCCTTCAACGGGGTGACGGTGCGGGTCGATGCCATCGACCCGGCTGACCCCAATCTGCAACGCCCAGGCCCCGACGGGCGCCTGGAAATGACGTTTTCTGCCGAGGTAAAACCATGAGCAAACGCATCACCGTACTGCCGGTTTCCGGCCGTGCCGTACCTGACCCGGAGGCGGGCGATCTGTTGCCGGCCGAAGGCCGCGAAGTCCCGGACAACGCCTGGTGGCGTCGACGTCTGGCCGATGGCGACATCACAACCAAAGCCGTCAAGGCGGCAAAACCACAGGGAGCCAAATAATGGCGATTGGATTCAGTCATATTCCGGCGGACATTCGTGTGCCGCTGTTCTACGCCGAGATGGACAATTCGGCGGCCAATAGTGCGTCGTCGGCCTTGCGCCGGCTGATCGTGGCCCAGGTCAACGACAACGTCACCAGCCCGGAAATCGGCAGTCTGGTGCTGGTATCTAGCGTGGCCATGGCCAAGCGTATCGGTGGCCAGGGTTCGATGCTGGCGTCGATGTACGAGACGTTCCGCAAGAGTGACCCGGTGGGCGAGATCTGGTGCCTGCCGCTGCACAGTACCGAAGGCAGCGCGGCCAAGGCCGATCTCAAACTGACCGGCGCCGCGACCCAAGGTGGCATCCTCAGCCTGTACGTCGGTGGCACCCGTGTTCAAGCCACCGTGATCAATGGCGCGACTGCTGCCGTTGCCGCCACCGCCCTGGCGCTGAAAATCAACGCCAGTGCCGACCTGCCGGTCAGTGCGGTAGCCGCCGATGGCACCGTCACCCTGACCGCCAAATGGACCGGTGACAGTGGCAACGACATCAGCCTGCAACTCAACCGCCTGGGCCAGAGCAACGGTGAACAACTCCCTGACGGCCTGACCGCTGTCCTCGGCAAAATGGCCGCGGGCGCCGGTGTACCGGACCAACTCGCGGCGCTGGCTGCGCTGGGTGACGAGCCGTTTGAATTCATCTGCATGCCGTGGGCCGACACCACCAGCCTTAACGCCTGGCAAGCGGTGATGGATGACAACAGCGGACGCTGGTCCTGGGCCAAGCAACTGTTCGGTCACGTGTACACCGCCAAGCGCGGCACCATCGGCACCCTGGTGGCGGCCGGGCAAGGGCGTAACGACCAGCACGTGACCATCCAGGCCATGGAGCCGGGCGTGCCGCAACCGTTCTGGGTCCAGGCAGCCGCCTTGGCCGCACGCACGGCGGTATTTATCTCCGCCGATGCCAGCCGTCCGACCCAAAGCGGCAGCCTGCCAGGCCTCGACCCGGCGGACGCCAGCGAGCGCTTCACCCTGACCGAGCGCCAATCGCTGCTCAACTACGGCATCGCCACCGCTTACTACGAAGGCGGTTACGTGCGCATCCAGCGGGCGATCACCACCTACCAGAAGAACGCTTTCGGCCAGGCGGACAACTCCTACCTGGACAGCGAAACCCTGCACCAGTCGGCCTTTATCGTGCGCCGTCTGCAAAGCGTGATCACCAGCAAGTACGGGCGCCACAAACTCGCCGCAGACGGCACGCGTTTTGGCGCCGGCCAGCCGATCGTCACCCCGAGCACTATCCGCGGTGAGCTGATCGCCCAGTACGCCAAGCTGGAACTGGAAGGCCATGTGGAAAACGCCGAGCTGTTCGCCGAGCACCTGATCGTCGAGCGCGACAGCCAGGACCCGAGCCGGATCAACGTGCTGTTCCCGCCGGATTACGTCAACGGGCTGCGGGTGTTTGCGCTGCTCAACCAGTTCCGTTTGCAGTACGACGCGGCGGTGTAAGCCCCGCGCTTTTCGCAACTGATTCCAGCCCGCCGAGTGCGGGCTTATTTTTGGGAGAAACATCATGGGTCAACTGATTGCGGGCACCTGCTACGTCAAAGTGGACGGCGCTCAACTGACCATCAACGGCGGCTGCGAAGCACCGTTGATGGCCGTCAAGCGGGAAACCGTGGTGCCGGGTTTCTACAAGGAAACCGACATCACCCCGTCCTTCAAAGTCACCGCGCTGCACACGCCGGACTTTCCATTGAAGCAACTGATCGCCGGCACCGACATGACCGTCACCTGCGAATTCAACAACGGCAAGGTCTATGTGCTGGCCGGTGCCTACCTGGTGGAAGAGCCGGTGGCCAAGGGCGACGACGCCGTGATCGAGCTGAAATTCGAAGGCATCAAGGGGACCTGGCAATGACCGATACGGTGAAGCTGCAAGTGGCCATCGAGGCCCACGGCGAGCCACTGACCGAACTCACCCTGCGCCGCCCGACGGTGCAGGAGGTACGGGCGATCAAGGCGCTGCCGTACAAGATCGACAAGGGTGAAGACGTGAGTCTGGACCTCGACGTCGCCGCCAAGTACATCGCGGTGTGCGCGGGTATTCCGCCGTCGTCGGTCAACCAACTCGACCTGGTGGACTTCAACGCGCTGAGCTGGGCCGTCGCCGGTTTTTTCATGAGTGCGGCGCAGGCTCCGTCGCCGAGCTGATTGCGGTGGCCTACGACCTGGCCTGGTTCTGGAAGGTTGACCCCGAACAGATGCTGGCCAGGCCTTTGGATACGCTCCGGGAGTCCCTGGAGCATGCGCAACGGATCAATGCGATGCAGCAGGTGCAGTGATGGCAGAAGCTCAGAAAGTAGAAAGTACCGCCGTGCGCCTGACCGGGATCGACCAGCTGTCGCCCAAGCTCGCTGCGCTGCAGGCCACGGTCGGGCGCTTCAGGCAGAACCTGGAACAGACCGGTCTCGGCAAGCTGGATATCGCCGGTTTGGTGAAGGGCGGCGGGCTGGCGGCACCGTTTGTCAGCGGCATCAAATCGGCGTTGGCGTTCAAGGCTGAGGTCGGCGAAGTGAATACCGCCGTGGGGCAGGGCGTTACCGAAACGGCGGCGCAGGGCCTGAAGGATTTCAACGCCTCGCTGGACAAGGTATCAGTGGCTTTCGGTACCGCGCTGTTGCCAGCCGTCACGGCGGTGGTGGTCGGGCTGGAGCCGTTGCTGACCTCGGTGGCCCAAGTGCTTACCGAGAATCCGCAACTGGTGCAGGGCCTCGCAGCGGGTGCGGTGGCGTTTACCGCCATTCAAACGGCTGTCACCGGCGTGTCCCAGGCGCTGGGGCTGATGCAACTGGTGCTCAGCGCCAACCCGATAGTGTTGGTGGCTGTGGGCATTGCCGTGGCGGCGGGATTGATCGTTGCCAACTGGAAGCCGATTTCGGCGTTTTTTGTCGGGCTCGGCGAACGGGTGATGTCGGCGATTGGAACGATGGGCGAGTTTTTTCAGACGGTCTTTGCGTTTCGTCCGCTGGAACAGGTGATGCGCTTGTGGGGGCCGATCACAGGCTTTTTTGCAGGGTTGTGGACGTCGCTGAAGGTGATGGCGCAGCCCCTGGTCGGCTTTTTCACCACACTGTTTTCCTGGTCGCCAATGGGTTTGATCGTCAACAACTGGACGCCGTTGAGCGGCTTTTTTGCGGCCCTCTGGGACTTGCTCAAAGCACTGAGCGTGCCAGTAGTCGAGTTCATGAAAAGCCTGTTCAGTTGGTCACCCGAAGGGCAAATCATTGCCAACTGGGGTGTGATCAGTGAGATGTTTGCGGCGATCTGGAGTGACTTCAAACTCACCGCGCTCGCGGCTTTTACCATCGTCAGCAGTTACTTCGATTGGTCGCCTCTGGACAAGATCTCTGCCGTCTGGGGTAGCGTCAGCGGCGCATTTGCCTCGATCTGGAGCGATCTCAAGTTGCAGGCCCAGGACGCCTTTGTGGTGCTGAGTGGTCTGTTCGACGATTGGCATCCGATGGAGCAACTTGAAGTCATGTGGGCCCCGGTGCTGAGTTGGTTCACCGCGCTGTCGGAGAAGCTTGCGGTGATCACCGCGCCGATTCGCAAGTTGTTCAACGGTGGGCTGGGTGAAGTGATCAACCAGGCGACCGGCAGTGTGGTGGAGTTGACCACCGAGCAACAGGAACGCAATGCCGAAAGCGCGCGTAATCCATCCTGGTTCCGCAAGGGGCCTGGCTTGGTATCACCCCTGGCGTCCAGCTCCAGTTCGCTGCTGCAACAAACCGCTGCCAACAACCGCACGCAGCTCAATGGCGACTTGCGGGTGAGCTTCGACAATGCACCAGCCGGCCTGCGGGTCGACCAGCCCAGAACCAACCAGCCCGGCCTGAGCGTCACCCCACGTGTCGGCTACCGTTCCCTGTCCCTTGGAGGCTCCAATGAGCTGGCGTGATCGTTTGTTGCCGGCGTCGTTTCGTGGCGTCGGGTTTTGGGTCGACCAGGCAAAAGTCCCGGTCGGCAAGAAGGGCCAGTTGCACGAATACCCTCAGCGCGACCTGCCGTTTTTTGAAGGGCTGGGCCAACAGTCCAGGGTGCATGAGCTGACGGCATTTGTAGTGGGCGAGGACTGCCTTGAGCAACGTGACAAGTTGCTCAAGGCCCTGGAGGAGGGCGCCGGCGAGCTGGTGCACCCGTGGCTTGGACGGTTGCAGGTCAAAGTCGGCGAATGCGAGATGACCCAAACCCGCCAGGACGGCGGGCTGGTGACCTTTGCCCTGAAGTTCTATCCCGACGAACCTTTGAAGTTTCCCACTACGGCGGTCAATACCCGCCAGCTGTTGCTGGTGTCGGCCGACAGTTTGCTGGGGTCGGCGGTGCTGCGTTTTGAGCAGGCCGTCGCACTGGTGAAGCAGGCGCGGGTGGGCATCCAGGCGTTGCGCAATGGACTGGCAGAGGTTTACCAGGTGATTGAGCAGCAGTTTGCCCCCCTGATTCAGTTGTATGGCGACCTGAATGCCTTGGTCAAAGCCATCAAGGAAGTGCCCAAGGAGCTGAGCGCCGAGTTCAAGGGCTTGCTCGGTGATGTGAAGGAGTTGAAGGCATTTGCCCGCAGCGGCTATCGCGGCATGCTGGCCAACCTCTCGCAGCAGGTGGAAGCGGCTCGGAATATCGACGTGCCAAAGCTGACCACCGGCAAGGACAGCGTGGCCGCCGTGCAGGCCACTGCCAACCTGGTACAGGACGCGTTGTGGGTGAAGATCGCCCATTGGCTGGCGGACGTACCGGTGGCGACCAAGGCGGTGACCCTAAGCACCACGCCGTCCCTGGCGCAACAGGCGGCACAGCCGGTGCAGCGCCGCGAAGTGCCGGTGGCTGACGATGTGCTGGTGCTGCGTGACCTTCTGAACGAAGCCATGTGGCAAGCCGCATTGAAGGCCGACGCCGGGCACTACGTTGCGCTGAACGACTTGCGCCAACAGATGTTCACGCATCTGACGGCGGTGGCATCGTCCGGTGTACGGCTGGTCAACCTGACGCCAATGCGCAGCATGCCCGCCTTGCTGTTGGCGTATCAGCGTTTCGGTGACGCGACGCGAGTGGGCGAGGTGGTGCAGCGCAATCGGGTGGCCCATCCGGGCTTCCTGCCGCCGGCGGATCTGCAAGTGGTCAGGGAGTAACCCATGAACGAGTTGGACAATGCCGTCACCCTGACCGTAGATGGCTTGGATTATGGCGGCTGGAAAAGCGTGGAAATCAGCGCCGACCTGGAGCGTCAATTTCGCACCTTCACCCTCAACATCACCTGGCAATGGCCCGGGCAAACCCTGACAGCGCCGATCAAGCCCGGCGCCCGTTGCCAGGTGCGCATTGGTTGCGATCTGGTGCTCACCGGCTTTGTGTTCAAGGCGCCCGTCACTTACGACGGCCAGCAGATCAGCCTGAGTATTCAGGGCGGTTCAGTGACGCAGGACCTGGTGGACTGCGCAGCGATAAACCAGCCCGGCCAGTGGCGCGGGCAAAGTGTGCTGAGCATCGTCCGTGCGCTGACGGCCACCTATGGCGTCGAGGTGCACAGCGAGATTGCCGAGACCACACGTTTGCATACCCACAGCATCGTGCCCGGGGAGACGGTATTCCAATCCATCGACCGCTTGCTGACGCTGTATCGGGTGTTCTCCACCGACGATGCGGACGGACGCCTGGTGCTGGCATTGCCCGGTAGTGCAGGGCGTGCGAATGACAGCCTGGAGCTGGGCAAGAACATCCTTTCTGCCAATGCACCGATGGACTTTGGCTCGGTGTTTTCCGAGTACCGCGTCATCGGCCAGCACAAGGGCGATGATCAGAAAAGTGCAGCGGCGGTCAGTGAGGTTTCAGGGATTTCCCGGGATGAAAAAGCCGCGCGAAAACGCGTCACGGTGATCAGCGAACCGACGCAGTTGACGCCCGAACTGGCCCAGCAACGTGCCGACTGGGAACGCGCTACCCGTACCGGAAAAGCCCTGACGACTACTTACACCGTGCAAGGCTGGCGGCAGTCCAACGGCGACTTGTGGCACCACAACCTGTTGGTGCGGGTGATCGATCCGGTGCTGGGATTTGACCAGGACATGCTGATCTCCAAGGTCACCTGGTCGCTCTCTGACCAAGGTTCGATCACCACCCTGCAGGTGGCGCCTCCGTCCACCTTTGATGCCAATCCGTTGCCATCCGCTTAACCATCAAGGAATTTCCATGAGCCTACTGACTCGCCTGCTGGCGCGCGGCACTGTCGTGCTCGCCCACTCGGCCACCAAGCTGCAATCGCTGCAAATGCGCCTGACCGCAGGCGAAGTGAACGACGACATGGAGCACTTCGAACCCTACGGTTTTACCAGCAACCCGCTGGCCGGTGCTGAAGGCATCGCCACGTTCCTGGGCGGGGACCGCTCTCATGCCATCGTGCTGGTGGTGGCTGACCGTCGCTATCGGTTGCAGTCCCTGGCGCCGGGCGAAGTAGCGATCTACACCGACGAAGGCGACAAGGTTCACTTCAAGCGCGGGCGGGTGATCGACATTGAAACCGGCACCCTGAATATCCGCGCCAGCCAGGCGGTGAACATTGATACGCCGACCCTGACCCAGAGCGGCAAGATCATCTCCCAGGGCGATCAGATTGCCGGCGGCATCAGCCAGATCCGGCACGTGCATGTGGGCGTCCAGCCCGGCAGCGGCCAGACCGGCGCGCCGGCGGGAGGCCAGTGATGTTTGTCTCCGACAACCTGAAAAATGCCCTGACCCGCTCGGTGCTGATCAGCCTGTTCACCTGGCGCCGTGCCGCGCCGGACGACGCAGTAGACGATGGCGAGCGCTTTGGCTGGTGGGGCGACAGTTTCCCCAGCGTGGCCGACGACCGTATCGGCTCAAGGCTGTGGTTGCTGCGCCGGGTCAAGCTGACCCGCCAGACGCAACTGGACGCCGAATTCTATGCCCGCGAGGCCCTGCAATGGCTGATCGACGACGGGCATTGCAGCGCCATCGAAGTCCTCAGTGAACGCCTCGACGCCCAGCGGCTCAATCTGCGCACGCAGCTGACTCTGGCCGATGGCGAGCGCCTGGACATCAACCCTGATAACAGTTGGCAGGTGATCTATGCCGTTTGAAACCCCTTCGCTGCCGGTGCTGATCAAACGCACCCAAAGCGACCTGGCCAGCGATTCGCTGCGCCAGTCCGATGCCCAGGTCCTGGCGCGCACACTCAGTGGTGCGGCGTTCGGCCTGTACGGTTATCTCGATTGGATCGCTGAGCAGATCCTGCCGGATACCGCGGATGAATCCACCCTGGAGCGCATCGCCGCGCTGCGGTTGAACCAGGCGCGCAAGGCGGCGGTGGCCGCCAGTGGCAGCGTGAGTTTTACCGCGGCGGCGGGCGCGGTACTGGATGTGGATACGGTGCTGCAAAGCAGTGATGGGCGGAGCTTCAAAGTCACCGCTGCCGCCACGACCCATGCGGGCCTCAACACTGCCACCGTGCAAGCGATTGATGCCGGCACCTTGGGCAACGCTGACGCCGGGCTGAGCCTGATTGCGGTACAGCCGCTGCAAGGTATTGGTTCGACCTTTACCGTGCTGGCGCCGGGGCTGACCGGCGGCGTGGCGCGAGAAACCCTGGAGTCGCTGCGGGCGCGGGTGATTCGCTCCTATCGCGTTATCCCCCAGGGCGGTTCGGCACAGGATTACGAGACCTGGTCCCTCGAAGTGCCCGGCATTACCCGCGCATGGTGTCGCGGCAATTACCTGGGGCCGGGGACGGTGGGGGTGTTCGTGATGCGTGACGACGACCCGCAGCCGATCCCCAATGCCGCGCAGCTGGCGCAGGTTCAAGCCCATATCGAGCCGCTGCGGCCCGTCACCGCTGATGTGTATGTGTTAGCGCCAGTGATGAAACCGGTGGCTTACCAACTGCGCCTGACCCCTGACACCAGCGCCGTGCGCGCGGCTGTCGAGGCCCAACTGCGTGACCTGCACAACCGCGAGGCCGGCTTGGGCGACACCTTGTTGCTGACCCATATCGCCGAAGCCATCAGCACGGCGACCGGCGAGACCGATCACACCCTCGCAAACCCGTTGGCGGACGTTACAGCGGCGACGAATCAGTTGCTGGTGTTCGGAGGTATCACATGGCTGGAGTAAGAACTGCCGGCCAGTATCAAGAACAACTGACCGCCTTGTTGCCCAGCGGTCCGGCCTGGGATCTGGAAACCGTGCCGCAGTTGGAGACGGTGCTCAAAGGCATCGCCGAAGAACTCACACGCATCGACGCCCGGGCCTGCGACCTGCAAAACGAAATGGACCCCGCGACCGTCAGCGAATTGGTGCCGGAGTGGGAAAGGGTGATGCAACTGCCCGATCCCTGCCTGGGCTTGAGCCCGCTGTACGACGACCGTCGCCTGGCGGTGCGTAGACGCCTGTTGGCGGTGGGCAGCCAGCGCGCCGCGTACTACATCGAAATCGCCCGCAGCCAGGGTTATCCCGACGCCAGTGTCACAGAGCACCGCGCCCCGCGCATGAGCCGCTCACGGTTCGGCGCTGCGCATTTTGGCACCTGGCAGGCGCACTTCATGTGGACGCTCAACACCGGCGGCCGCCAGCACCTGGGGCGGCGGTTTGGGGCGAGTTATTGGGGAGAGCGGTTTGGCGTCAATCCGGGGAACGCCCTGGAGTGCCTGATTCATCGCAGCGCACCTGCTCATACGCAGGTGCACATCAATTATGACTAGAGGGTAGAAGCGTGGATTATCCAAAGAGTGTGCCCAGCGTTGGGCTGGTGAATGGCAAGTTTGTGGATGAGAACCCGGTGACTGGGACGCCGGGGAGTTTGATTCCGGCGGCTTGGGGGAATGGGGTTACGCAGGAGATCGTTAACGCAATTACTGCGGCCGGTTTAGTGCCGAACGAGTCTCAAAACAATCAGCTGGCGTTGGCGATTAAAGAGTTGGCAAAGCTGGACCCGCAACAAAATTTTCCGGTTCAGGTTTATCGCAAGAATCTGGTTATCAATGGCGGGTTTGATATTTGGCAGAGAGGTGTAGTCAATGTCGGGCCCAATGCAGGCGGGTTTCTTGCCGACCGATTTCGCTGTGATTGGGACGGTGCTGCCGGGGTGAACATCTCTCGGCAGAGCTTTGCACCTGGTCAGACTGATGTACCCAACGAGCCGCGGTTTTTCTTGCGCTGGCAGCAAGTGGTAGCCGGTTCGGGCGCAACCACTCATAAGATTTCGCAAAAAATCGAGTCGGTAAGAACGCTGGCTGGAAAAGTGGCGACGGTTTCGTTTTGGGTCCGTGGTGATGCGCCGCGTCGTGTGACTTTTTCGATTACGCAGTACTTCGGCAATGGTGGATCTCTCCCGGCCACTACGCTGGTTAACTCGTTTCAGGTGACGAATGGCTGGACGAGGTGCCAGGCGACATTTCAGGTTCCGTCCATTGCTGGCAAGACGCTGGGCGCTGGAGACAGCGACTGCCTGCGGATTGAGTTGGATCTTGCACTGAATTCACTGCAAACGATCGACTTGGCTCAAGTGCAGTTGGAAGAAGGACCTGTAGCCACTCTCTTTGAGCGAAGAACCAACGGTGAAGAGTTGAGCCTTTGTCAGCGCTACTACGAGAAGACCTTTAGTCAAGATGTTGTACCTGGTGACGCGGCCGGATCTACGGCGGGTTCGCTGATTTCAATCGTTATGCAAGGGCAGGTGGCTTCTTCGGGCCAGCCGGCGACTCAGTGGTCTTTCAAGGTCGAGAAACGTGCGATTCCCAGCACAACGCTCTACCGCGCGCTTGGCACTGGAGCTCCCGGCCAATGGCGATCTGGCAGTGACCTGGTCTCATCCGGCAATGCGCGAACCTACACCGCATCAACCCGGTCCGTCTGGGTGGATAACTCGGATGTCGGTTTGGCCACACAGTCCTATTACATCCACGCAGCGGCTGATGCCGAACTTTAGGAGGGTTTATGAGCTATCAGTTGACACATGATCCAGACACCGTTTTACGCTTGGTCGATAGAGCAACGGTTCCGCGTTCTCACCGTTTCTGGGCCGAATATGAGCAATGGCTGGAGGAGGGCGGAATTCCCGTACCTCAAGACGGGCCGGTTATGCAGAGTCTGGAACGTGATTGGCGGAACTCTCAGATTGAGAGCATCAAATGGCTACGCGAACGCCATCGAGATGAAGCAGATATGGCAGCAAACACGACGCTGAGTAGCGCGCAGTTTTTCGAGTTGCTTACCTATTTGCAACAACTTCGAGATTGGCCCCAGGCTGTGGAGTTTCCGGCAATGGACAAGCGTCCAAAGGCTCCAGGCTGGATTTCACAGCAGGTGGAGTAATGCCTGACGGAGTTTTTATGCAAATTTCGCAGCTTCAGGCAATCTTGCCCGGCGCCGGCCTTAGAGCCGGCGTTTTTATATCTGCTTTAAACGCTGCCATGGCCCACTACCAGATCACCACCCCCAAACGCATCGCCGCCTTCCTCGCCCAAATCGGCCACGAATCCGGCGAACTGCGCTACGTACGTGAACTGGGCAGTGATCAATACCTGAGCAAATACGACACCGGCACCCTGGCCGCCCGCCTCGGCAACACCCCCGAAGCCGATGGCGATGGCCAGAAATACCGTGGCCGTGGCCTGATCCAGATCACCGGCCGGCGCAACTACCTGGCATGCAGCCAGGCGTTGTTCGGCGATGAGCGTTTGTTGCAGCAACCGGAGTTGCTGGAGCAACCGCAATGGGCCTGCGAATCCGCCGCGTGGTTCTGGCAGAGCAATGGCTTGAACGAACTGGCTGACAAGGACCAGTTCACCACCATCACCCGGCGTATCAATGGCGGCCTCAATGGCTTGGAAAACCGTATGCAGTTGTGGGCTCGGGCGAAGGCGGTTCTATGGGCTTCCTGACGTCATATCGCCTGCTTGGCTTTTTCCTGTTGGCGGCGGTCTCGGCGGGTATTGCCTGGCAGGTACAGGCTTGGCGGTATGGCATCCAACTTGAGCGCCTGGAGGTGCTGCACGCCGAAGCGCTGAGCCAACAAAGCCTGTCGGCTCAGCGTCAACAACGGTTGGAACAGGACAAACGGCTGGCACTGGAGCAACAACTCAGCGCCCGCGACCAACAACACACCCGGGAGCTTTCCGATGCACAGCGTGATCAGGCTCACCTGCGGGATCGTCTGGCCACTGCTGATGTGCGGTTGTCAGTCCTTCTCGACGCCAGCGACTCAGCCAGCGGCTGCCCAATGCCAGCCACCGCCACCCCCGGCAGCGTGGTTCATGGCGCCCCGCGAGCCCGACTTGACCCGGCTCCCC